ATACTCGATACACCGATGGGTAAAATTGTGAAAGGACTCGTTGAAGGTGGAGTGAAGTTGGGTGTCTCTAGTCGTGGTATGGGAACAGTCGAGATGAAAGATGGTGTGAGTCGTGTTAATAATGACTTCACACTTTCTACTATCGATATCGTTCAAGATCCCTCTGCTCCTGGTGCATTTGTCAATGGCATCATGGAAGGTGTAGACTGGGTTTGGGACAATGGTATCTTAACTGCTCGACAAATTGAAAAATACGAGACTGAAATCAAAGAAGCTTCAACAGCTGATCTTGCAAAGGCTCAGACAAGAGTATTCCAAGATTTCCTCTCAAAACTCTAATCAGAAAGAAGTAACTAATATGGAAGAAAATACAAATCCCGAAGAAGAACTTCTGAATGATCTTGAGCTTTCTGAGGAAGCCGAGGTTGTTGAAGAAGGTAAGAAGAAGACCGTTGCTGAAGTCGAACACGAAGATGAAGAAGAAGGTGTTGATGAAGGCGAACACGAAGACGGCGAAGATGAAGAAGAAATGGAAGAATCCAAGAAGTCTGTGAAAGAAATGGACGACGAGGATGAAGAAGAAGAGAAAGAAATCAAGGCTTCTTACAAAGAAGAAATTGATCTCCTTGTCAATTCTACTGAAGGTCTGACCGAAGACTTCAAGAATAAAGCCTCAACCATCTTCGAAGCTGCCTTCACATCTAAGATTCGTGAGACCACTGAGAAGCTGGAAGAACAATACCAGGTTCAATTGGTTGAAGAAACTGATGCAATTCGTGCCGATCTCGTTGAGAAGGTCGATTCTTACCTTGATTATGTTGTGAATGAGTGGGTCGAAGATAATGAAGTTGCCATTGATAGCGGACTTCGTACTGAAATCACTGAAGACTTCATGGGTGCTTTGAAAACTCTATTCACCGAACATTACATCGAAGTTCCTGAAAGCAAAGTTGATCTTTTCGATACTCTCGAAAAAGAATCATCCGAACTGAACAATGAACTTCAAGAGAGCAAGAGTGAGATTGAGACACTGAAAGAAGAAATTGAGTCTCTGAACCGTGAAAAGGTTCTGGCTGAAGCTTCCGAAGATCTCACAACCACTCAGGCTGTCAAACTCGCTTCATTGGTTGAGGGCATTGAATTTGCTGATGTCGATACTTTCGCAAGAAAGGTCGAAACAATCAAAGATTCAATCTTCTCCGGTAAGCAAATTGAAGAACAGAATGAAAAGACCGAAGATGGTATCATCGAATCTACTGAGATTGTCGAAGAAGGTAATGATACCAAGTCAGATCTTTCTCCAACAATGCAGAAATATTCTGATGCCCTTTCTCGTCTTATCAAAAGTAATTAACCCGAATACTAACTAGAAAGAAAACAACTATTATGTTTAACGCAGAAAACGCCATCAAGAAATGGCAACCAATCCTCGAACACAAGGATGCTGCACCTATTAAGGATGCATATCGTAAGGCTGTTACAGCCAAACTCCTTGAAAACACAGAGAACGCTCTTCGTGAGCAAGCTCAAATGATGACTGAAGCCATCGGCGGTACTGCCCAGGCTTCTGCCACATACAGTGATCCTGTTCTCGTTTCACTCGTTCGCCGTGCAATGCCTCAGCTCATCGCTTATGATATCTGTGGTGTTCAGCCAATGAGTGGTCCTACTGGTCTCATCTTCGCGATGAAAGCTCGTTACAATACTGCTACTCCAAGCGCTGATATCGATGCCGATAATTCAGAAGCTCTCTTCGATGTTGCTGATAATACAATCTCTGGTACTGGAACACCTCCTGACGAGGGTACTGGTAAAACCACTGCCAACGGTGAAGCTGCTATCACTGCCAACATGGGTTTCAGCATCGAAAAGAATACTGTTACCGCTCATACACGTGCTCTGAAGGCTGAATACTCAATGGAACTCTCTCAGGACCTCAAGGCCATTCATGGTCTCGATGCCGAGAGCGAACTGTCAAACATCCTTTCTCAGGAAATCCTGAGTGAAATCAACCGTGAGGTTCTTTACCAGATCAGAAACAATGCTGTTCTTGGTGCTGACCAGAGTGGTGTTTCTACCGCTGGTACATTTGACTTGGTTGCTGATGCTGATGGACGCTGGGCCTTGGAAAGATTCCAATCTCTGCTTTTCCAGATCGATCTTGAAGCCAATCGGATCTTCACAAACACTCGCCGTGGTAAGGGTAACTGGGCTGTTGTTAATTCTGACGTCGCCTCTGCTCTTGCTGCTACTGGTAAGCTCGACTCCACAGGTGTTGGTTCCAACATTAACTCTGATTACGCTGGTAATACCCTCATCGGTTCTATCGGTGCAATGAAGGTCTATGTTGATCCTTATGCTGATGCTGGTGATGTTGTTGTTGGTTATCGTGGTGCTAGCCCATTCGACGCTGGTTTCTTCTACTGCCCATACGTTCCTCTGACAATGGTCAAGGCCGTTGGTGAAGATGACTTCCAGCCGAAGATCGCCTTCAAGACACGCTACGGTGTTGCTCATAACCCAATCATCAACGATCAGTCCCTCAAGCCTCATCGTGATGGTTCTGGTGCTTCTGCCGAAGCCGCTGCATTCGATACTGGTGTCAATAATGGTCTCCTGACTGCAGGTGCGAATCCCTACTTCAGCCGATTCACCGTTACATCTATCAATATCGATTCCTAATATCTGAGGTAAGATAAAACGCATGAGGGTCCCCATTACGGGGACCCTCTTTTAGTATAAATAAGAGTATGGCGAGCAGCACTCTGACATCTAATTTCAATGGTCTTTCACCAACGGGTTTCAAGTTGGTAATCGATAAGACCAAGTATGCAAATATTGAGTATTTCATCACGACCTTCTCAATACCAGAACTTAATCTTGGAGAGGTACCTGTGTCATACAGAGGTTCAATTGGGTATGTACCAGGTGATAGGGCAGAATATGGTGCATTGAGTGTTCGATTCTTGATTGATGAGGATATGAAGAACTATTTGGAAATACATGACTGGATTCAGGATAATATCACCAAGAAAACAATCACGAAATCTGATATGATCCTCTCTGTCTTATCAAGCCACAATAATGTCAATAAACAATTTCAGTTCCTTGATGCATTCCCAACATCATTGTCTGGTGTTGAATTCAGCACACAAAGCACGGAGGTTGAATATGTCCAAGGGGATGTCACCTTTCGGTACGATAGATTTAAGATCCTATAGATAATACATGACATTAGAAGATGTTCTCGTGATGTGGGAGGCTGATTCTGTTATTGACGAAATCAACCTCGACGAAACCTCAATCAAATCTGCGAAACTCCATGCAAAGTATCTTCAGCTTCTAAGTATTGCCAAATTGAGGCTCAAGAAAAAGGAAATGGAGTTCGATGCCATAAAGAAAGATAAATGGCTCTACTTCGAAGGAAAGATGACCAAAGACCAGATGGATGAACGTGGGTGGAAATACGACCCATTTGATGGTGGTACAAAACCCATGAAATCCAATATGGACTATTACTACAAGTCAGATTCAGACCTCACTCGATTACAATCCCAGATTGATTATCAGAAAACATTGATCGATACTCTGATTGATATCATGGACAACATCAAATGGCGTCACCAGAACATTCGGAATATAATTGATTGGAAAAGATTTACCGCTGGTGCATGAGCATTGAAGTCCATAAGAAGAATGAAGCATTTCTCCAGGTACGGAGTGATGATTCTGGTATTCTTATGGAGCTATCGGAACACTATACATTCTACGTTCCGGGTTACAAGTTCATGCCAGCATACAAGAACAAGTTCTGGGATGGGAAGATTCGCTTGTTCAATACACGCAATCAGTTATTGCCTTATGGTCTCCTGAATAACCTTCAAGAGTTTGCCAAGGCACGTGGATATGAGATCGTGACACAAAACGATGTCACACAAAATAGTGTCACGGTAGAAGAATTGGTTTCATTCTTAGAGGAGAATAAATTACCATTCTCTCCCCGAGATTATCAGTTACAGGCATGGCATCATGCAATGACTGAACAAAGAGCAATTCTTGTCTCACCAACAGGTTCTGGTAAGTCATTGATGATCTACCTGATGATGGGTTTTTTCCTGAATACGTTTGAAGAAAAAGTCCTGATCATTGTCCCCACAACCTCATTGGTCGAGCAACTCTTTAAGGATTTCAAGGATTATTCAGTCAACAACTCATTCGATACAGAAGAGAATGTGCATAGAATCTATTCCGGTAAAGAACGAAATGATTTCTCACAGAGAGTTGTGGTCACAACATGGCAATCTGCAATTCGATGCGCACCAGAATGGTTCACACAATTCGGTATGGTGATTGGTGATGAGGCTCATACCTTCAAGGCTAAATCATTGAACACAATCATGGAGAGACTCTGTAATGCATATTATCGTATTGGTACTACAGGTACTCTGGATGGTACACAGGTGCATGAACTTGTCTTGACTGGACACTTTGGCGAACCATTGAAGGTCACCAGCACAAGTGCATTGATTGAGAACCAAACTCTTGCTGATCTTGAAATCAAATGTCTGGTCCTGAAATACCCAGATGAGGTAAGAAAGAAATTCGGCAAACAGAAGTATCAGGAAGAAATTGACTTTCTGGTATCCAATGAAGCAAGGAATCGTTTCATCCGTAACCTCACTCTTGATCAAACTGGTAACTCCCTATTGCTGTATAATCTTGTAGAAAAACATGGAAAACCACTCTATGATATGATATCTGCCGCGGCAAAAGATAGAAAGGTCTTCTTCGTCTCTGGTGCAGTAGGTGCAGATGAACGAGAAAGAATCCGTGAGATTACAGAGGGAGAGAAGAATGCTATCATTGTTGCATCAATGGGGACTTTTTCTACTGGGATCAATATCCGTAATCTAAATAACATTGTGTTTGCAGCACCGACAAAATCACAAATTCGAGTTCTTCAATCAATTGGAAGAGGACTTCGAAAGGTGAATAATGGTAAATCGACTAAGGTTTACGATATAAGTGATAATCTAAGCTGGAAATCAAGGAAGAACTATACAATGAATCATGCGATCGAAAGAGTAAAGATATACCAAAAAGAAAACTTTAAATTTAAACTCTACGAAATAGGAATGCCATGACAGAAGATCTAGAAGAATTCATCGATGCACTGAATATCGTTGTCTATACACTGGTTGATGGCTCAAGAGTCATTGGAGAAGAAAGGTCTTATGATTACACGAATGGTATTGTCATAAGTTATGGAGTATTAGAATTTCACCAATTCAATAAGATCAGTACTCTCTCACCTTATGTCCCAGAGGCAATTGACACAGAATTTATCTTTACTGATAGAAATATCATTGGAAGATGTAATGCCACCTTTGAATTGAAGTGTATGTATTACAATGCCCTTGTTGAAGGTAAATTGAAACAGGTTCTGACGGAAGAAGAATTCAATAAGTATCTTAAAATACAAAAGAAACCTTCTTCTACCCTAGAATCTTGGGATGGATTATTTGGAAACGGATATAAACCCTTTTCAAGGAATTGATTCTTTATTTCCTTTCAGGTGAGAAGATTATTATAACAAGGTTTAAAGTTCCTGTCAACAATAAAAATCCCTTTACATGAGATTGATTTGTGATATAATGGTTACATGAAAAGAGAAAAAAATGTACACTACGTCAATAATAAGGAATTCTCTCTTGCCGTTGTCGATTATGTAAATTCGGTAAACAAAGCAAGAGCAGAACAAAAATCAGAACCTCAGATTGATGATTACATTGGATCATGTTTCCTGAAGATCTCCGAGGGTCTTTCACACAAACCTAACTTCGCATGCTATACTTACCGAGATGAGATGGTGAGTGATGCCGTAGAGAATTGCATTAAGGCAATTATGAACTACGATATCACCAAGGCAACCAGGACAGGTAACCCAAATGCCTTTGCATATTTCACTCAGATCTGTTATTATGCTTTTCTTCGGAGGATTCAAAAAGAGAAGAGACATCAAGATATCAAAGAGCTTTACATGGAGCATGCTGGAATCGAATCATTTGCTGATTTTGATGACAATGATATGGGACTTTCAATTGTCGAGAAGGTCCGAGTTCGTTCAGATATCATTCGTCGACGAGATGAGAAGATCAAGGAATTGGGCAAACTGACTCGAAATCGAAAGAGTAAGGTTACCACGGCTTCATTGGAAAAGTTCTTTATATGATTATCTCCATTTTTGGACAACCGGGGTCAGGTAAGACCACTCTGAGCAATCTCTGGAAGGAGATGCATGAAGGCTACTTTCAGATTGATGGTGATGAACTTCGCAAGACCTTTCCAAATCCGGGTTATGATGTAGACGGAAGAATGTCGAATATCACAAGGGCAAACACCATTGCCACATACCTGAATTCTCAAGGTGAGAATGTCGTGATGTCTTTGATGAATCCATATCGTAGTCTTCGTGAAGATCTCAAGGCTCTTAATCCAGAACAAGTCTTTTCAATTTACCTTACATGGAGTGGTGAAATCACTGGAGAGTTTTACTATGACGGATTTGAATCACCCAAGATGGATGAACATGCCTTTCGCATAGATACCACACACTCTACTCCAAAAGAAACCTTCCATGAACTGCTTGAATACTTCTTATGCAAAGTAACAAAGTTGCAATCCTGAATGATACACACTCTGGTGTAAAGAATGGAAGTGACATCTTCCTTGATTACATGGAGAAGTTCTACCGTGATGTCTTTTTTCCATATTGTGAGGAGAATGGCATTAAGACGGTGATACACCTTGGTGATTACTATGATCATAGGAAGTATGTGAACTATAAGGTCTTGCGACGAAATCGTGAGATGTTCATTGATCGATTGGTAGAACTTGGTATGACAATGCATATCATTCCGGGTAATCATGATGTGTACTGGAAGAATACCAATGACCTTTGTTCACTGACAGAGCAGTTGGTTCATTATGATTGCATCAAGGTCCATATGGAACCTACGATACTTCATCTTGATTCTGGTCTGGATATTGCTCTTCTCCCCTGGATCACTGATGATAATCAAGAAACTTCACTTGATTTCATTGCAAATGCTCCGGCACCAATCCTGATGGGTCACCTTGAACTTGAGGGTTTCAAATATATTGGTAATACGAATACTCTAAGTCATGGGATGAATCATAAGATCTTATCTCGTTATGAGATGGTTCTGAGTGGTCATTACCATACGGCTTCAAGAAGAGACAATGTGATATATCTTGGAACACAGTATGAGCTCACATGGAGTGATTATAACGATTCAAAGGGATTTCATGTATTGGATACGAATACCAGAGAACTTGAAAAGGTCATCAATCACCATAAACTCTTCCATAAGGTCTCATATGATGATTCCAATGAGGATTCTGATGTGATTGTCCCAGATGATTTGGGTTCTAAGTTCGTGAAGGTTGTGGTCGTGAATAAAAAGGATCCCTTTACATTCGATCAGTTTCTTGATATGATAAATGTTCAAGAACCTTTTGATCTTCGTATCGTTGAAAGCTTTGATGAATTCACTGCTGATTCGATTAAAGATCAGGAGATATCTCTACAAGATACAAATCAGTTACTCAATTCCTATGTTGATGCAATTGAGACAGATCTAGATAAAGAAAGAATCAAAAAGAAACTACAGGAACTCTATGTTGAGGCACAGAGTCTTGAAATTGCATGATCAACTTCAAATATATCCAGTATCGCAATTTTCTAAGTTGTGGCGATACATCAATAAGAATCAACCTTGATTCATTCAAATCAACCCTCATCGTCGGTTCTAATGGTTCGGGTAAATCAACGATTCTTGATGCTTTGAGTTTTGCACTCTTTGGTAAACCACATCGCAATATCAATAAACCACAACTACTCAACTCTATCAATCAAAAAAATTGTGAGGTTGAAGTCGCTTTTCATATTGGTTCTGTAGAATACATTGTCCGGCGTGGTATCAAACCGAATCTATTTGAGATTTGGCAAAATGGAAAACTGTTGAATCAGGAATCTCATTCCAGAGATTATCAAAAGGTACTAGAATCAAATATCCTGAAACTCAATCACAAGTCTTTTCATCAAGTGATTGTTCTTGGTTCGAGTAATTTTATTCCATTCATGCAATTACCATCTGGTTCTCGTAGAGAGGTGATTGAAGATCTATTGGACATTGGCATCTTCACGAAGATGAATGGTTTATTAAAGGATGAACAGGTGAAACTTCGTGAATCAATTCGTGATATCGAAGGAAAGCTTATTTCATTGACTGATCGCATCTCACTTCAATCTGCACACATTGATGATCTCCGTGGTATTGATGAACAAAAGGTTCATGAATATGAGAGAGATGTAAAAGAGCTCCAATCTCACATCGATGCACTGATGGGAGAGAATAGTAATCTTCAAGAGCATTATGATAGGAATATCGAAAGTGTGCTTACTGAGATGAAGACTCTTAAGGAAGAAAATCAAAAGATAGAAGAATCTAAATCAGAGGTTCGGCATCGAATGAAAGATCTTGGCAAACAGATCAAGATGTATGAAGAAAATTCACAATGTCCAACTTGTACACAATCAATTGATGATGTGTTTAAGAAAGTAAAGCTCGATGAGTTGAAGATCAAAGCCCATGGAGTTCAGGATGCTTATGATTTTGCCACAGATACCTTAACTAAAATTTCAGATAAGATCGAAAAGATCAACGTCGTACATACAGATCTTACTCAGGTAAAACATAGTATTACATCAAACAATCGAGCAATTGATGGATACAAAAATCAAATTTCAAAACTTCAATCCAAGATTCAGAACAACAGTAGTGCAGATGTCTCAAATGCTCTGAATCAACTGAATGAACTCTTGGTTGAGAAACAGAAGATTCAAGATAGTAAAGCGAACCAACAGGTCGATAAGACATACAATGATGTGATTAGTGAATTGCTCAAGGATACTGGAATCAAGACCAAGGTCATTCGTCAGTATCTTCCAGTGATGAATCGACTGATCAATTCATACCTGAATATCCTCGACTTCTTTGTCTCATTTGAATTGGATGAAGCATTCAATGAGACCATTCGTTCTCGGCATCGGGACAACTTCGCTTATGCTTCTTTCAGTGAGGGAGAGAAGCAGAGGATCGATCTATCTTTGCTCTTTGCCTGGAGACAAATTGCCAAAATGAAGAACTCCGTCAATACCAATCTCCTTATCCTGGACGAGATCTTTGACTCCTCACTGGATACGGATGGTGTCGACAATTTGCTCAAGATTCTAAAAAGTCTTTCCGAAGATACTCGAGTATTCATCATTTCGCATAAAAAAGACATCCTAGAGGGTCGTTTTGATAGAAAACTGGAATTTTCCAAGCAAAACAACTTCTCCAGAATGTCCATAAGTGATTGAGCTAGAGATATTTAGAGCAAAAGCAAAAAAAGTGTTGACTTTTCCGGTAGTCTGGGTTAGTATAGTCCTACGATGATCAAAAACTCCAAAGGAACTCTGGCTCGACTTCTAGGTAAAGAGAACATTGAAATCCGTGAGGGGAATTACTCGACCGCGGCATTCGATACCAAAAATCGGATCCTGATGCTTCCAAAGTGGGACCTGGAGAACGAAGGTCTGCTGGACATGCTGCTGGGTCATGAGATATCCCATGCTCTTTACACCGAGCATTCTGCACTAGAGCAATTCACATTAGATCATCCTGGGAAGTTCAATATCTTCAACTGCATTGAAGATATTCGCATCGAGCGAAAGATCCAGGACAGGTATCCCGGGCTGATTCGTCAATTCCGCACAGGTCGTCAATATCTCCTTGATCAAGATATCATGCAGATCGCTGGAAAGGATATCAATGCCTTTCGTTTCATTGACCGCCTAAACATCAAGGCAAAACTTGGTGAATTCTTGGAGGTCCAACTGACTGATCAAGAGCAGGACTTTTATCAGCGGTGTCTTAAGGCAGAAACCATGGCAGAAGTTCTTGCTCTCACCGAAGAGGCGATTCAGATGGTCCGAGAAGAGCAGCAACAGAATCCAGATCCAGGTCCAGAGCCCGAAACTTCTCCTCAAGAGAGTCCTGGTGGAGACGATGAAGGACCGGAGGGTAATGAATCCCAAACCCAGGACTCTGGTGAGGACGATGGAACTGAAGCAGAATCTTCTGCTGATGAATCTTCTGCTGATGAATCTTATGCTGATGAATCTGGTGATCCGACTCCCACAGAGGAACAGACTCAGAGCCCCAGTGATGGTGCTGGTGATACTCCTGTAGAAGCTCCACAAGATGTCGACTACTCCAGTGAGACCCAGGACAACTTGGATAAGTTCCTAGAAGATTCTGTGAATAAATCTGAGTCAAATCCGATGTATCCTCAGAGTGATGAGAAATTGCTCGAGCATATCATCACTTACGACAAACTCCGGACCATGCGGTATAACTCATATAAGCGAACAGATCCTGAAAAGCATAGCCGCTTTGAACATTTTCGTAAGAAGCAGGAGAATCGTGTAAACTACATGGTCAATGAATTCCAGCGCAAGAAAGCTGCTTATCAATATTCTCGGTCTACGGAGGCTCGAACTGGACAACTTAACATGAATAAGTTGCACCAGTACAAGGTAGATGACAACATTTTTCGCTCACTTACTCGACTTGCTGATTCAAAAGACCATGGCATGATCATGTTCATTGATTATTCTGGATCGATGCAATCGTATCTGGAATCTGTGATCGAACAGACCCTGGTGCTGTGTATGTTCTGCAAAAAGGTTGGGATTCCATTTCAGGTATTCTCTTTTACCTCTCATGGTGGTGATAGTTGGTGTGGTGAGAATGGTACCATTCCCATGAATGGTGTTGATATTGTCGAATTGGTATCGTCATGGATGAATAAATCGACATATACCGAGGCGATAGAGCTCCTGCATGAAAGGATTTATACTAATGGTCTTTCTGAGCCAGAGAGTCTTGGTGGGACACCTCTGGATCAAACCATCATTGCAGCCGCACCTATCATTGAAGAGTTCAATCGGAAGAATCGGGTACAGAAGACAAACGTCGTGTTTCTCACAGACGGTGAATCACAAAGTATCATAAGTATAGGTAATCAAAAAAATATCCGTTGGCGTGGAATGGATGTTGAATACAAACGGTATCAAGGCACTGCTAGACTTCTGGCTGCACTCAAAAAGATTACGGGGTGTACATTGATCGGGTATCGACTCTGTAGTAAGATTTCTACTATAGCACATCGTATGGGTATTCCATATGCTTATAACAATCAGAACCGTGAGAGAGAATTCAAGAACCGTGAGAGAGAATTCAAGAAGAATAAATACGTTGCCTTTTCAAATACATTTGGGTGTGATATACTATTTGCCATTAAGCAAGATTCGCTAGATCTGGATGATGATGATACGAATACTCTTGGCAATAAAGTATTTGATATCAATGATGCTGCGGGGATGAAGGAATTGCAAAAGCAATTCAAGAAAAACGGAAAAAACAACAAAGAATCTCGCATTTTCCTTAACAAATTCACGGATGTGATTTGTTGAAAAAAATCTGTTGACTTTTGCTGAAAAATCTGTTAGTATATCTACACAATGAAGAACACCTCCTATACCATGAAGAATGAAATCTACGAACAGCTCAAGGCCACCAATGGTGATCTTGCCAGTTACACCAACCAGATGATCCATGAGGCGGTTTCTGCATTGGGTCAACCCCGTAAGATCGGGGATCGTTTGATGCGAGAACTCACAAAGGTCAGCCGTGGTCAGTATATCTTCAGCAACTCTTCCACTAAGGTGCTAGAGGCTCAAAAGTCACCCACTGATCCATCTTCTCCTACTTCTGTGGTACCGAAGGCTCCGGTGATCAACATGTCAGTGGGTGTTTCCTCGACTGTGAATGACAGTGTTTATGTCCCGGAAAAAGATCCAACCTTCGTTGGTTGGGGTAACTTTGGGATCGTGAAGAATGCTCTGTCCTCTAAACAGTTTTTTCCAATTTACATCTCTGGGTTGTCTGGGAATGGAAAGACCGTGATGGTCGAACAAGCCTGCGCTCAACTCAAGCGGGAATATGTTCGTGTACAGATTTCACCCGAGACTGATGAGGATGATCTACTTGGTGGCTTCCGACTGATCAATGGTGAAACCGTATTCCAGAAGGGACCAGTTCTGAAGGCAATGGAACACGGAGCGGTCTTGCTCATCGATGAGCTGGATCGTGGCACAAACAAGATCATGTGCCTCCAAGGTGTTCTGGAGGGGAAGCCCGTCATGGTGAAAAAGACGGGTGAGGTCATCACCCCT